TGACCGTACTCATGAGACTAACCGAGTCTATTACAAATAATATGAAGCAACAATTCCGCCCATTAGAGTGTATTTGCGGATCATCCGACATCGCTCTAGTTGAAGGTGACAACTGCACCACTTGTCTGCGGTGTGAAGGGTGTGGTCATAGCGGGCCCGGATCTCATGAAGCGGATTATGTTTCATGTGTATTGGACTGGAATGTGCAGATATCTCACTTTGAGGATCTTCTTGAAACACTTTGACCGACCGATTATTGATTTCTTTATCGCATATATATTACAGGTGGGATTGTTCGGTGGGATTTGCCTAGCGCTCATATTGATATGCATATAAGTTTTATCGGAGAGATAGCCAAGTGGTTGACGGCACCGGTTTTGAAAACCGGCAGGGTGAAAGCCCTCGTGGGTTCGAATCCTACTCTCTCCGCCAGCTATTGAAATCACTAACAAAGGAGACAAGAAATTGTCTGAACAACATATGGGCCTTCGCGAGAAGGTGAGAAAGGGGATCGTATCCCTTGATGAGGCGATTGAACTCGCCAAGGATTATAACAAGGACATCCAGAAGTGGTTGTCTCGTCGTAAGCAGTCTGGCGTGAAGCCGGCTTCAAAGGGAAAGAAGTCGAAAGGATAACATTTTTTGCGGGGCATAGCTCAGTCTGGTAGAGTGTCTGCTTTGGGAGCAGAAAGCCGCAGGTTCGAGTCCTGCTGCCCCGACCATCATGCCGACTTAGCTCAGCTGGCCAGAGCGCCACACTTGTAATGTGGATGTCGCCGGTTCGAATCCGGCAGTCGGCTCCATATGGACCCTTAGCTCAGTTGGTTAGAGCGCCCGGCTCATAACCGGATTGTCCTCGGTTCAAGTCCGAGAGGGCCCACCATTCAGTTGAATCTGGCATCACTAAATAGATGAAGGAGGTAATCCATGTTTCGACTAATCATTATCCTTTCATTTATTCTTGCGATGCCATCACAGGCTGATATATATGACGTGGAGATCGTCCGCATCATAGACGGTGATACGGTAGTCATCAAAGCACCATTTCTACCATCACCCCTGAAGCCTGAGTTATCGGTTCGTGTGTTCGGCGTAGATACCCCGGAGAAGAGCTGGAGGGGTCAATGTGAGTATGAGCGCACGCACGGAGAGCTGGCAAGTATGTACACCGCCTCTTTGATAGAAACTACATCAAAGCATCAAATTGATTTGATGAAATGGGATAAGTTTGGCGGCCGCGTCCTCGGTGACATCATCCTCGACGGAAAGAGTTTGAGAAACCTACTTATTGAGAATGGTTATGCGAGAGAATATTACGGAAAGAAAAAGAAAAGTTGGTGTGAAGGTAAGGGCTAATATGGATTTCAACTTACTGGTTCATGGACTTAATGCCCTTAAAGATGAGCGCTTGCGCGATTCAATGAAGGATTGGGTATCACATACTATGCTCCCGACAATAGTTGAACATAATGTGTCTCTGAATATCACCGAAGATGAAGTGATCGATTGCGCCGGGACTGGTGTTGGTGGGTACTTTCAGGATGATGAGCCTGCTGTTCTTTCACTTGCGTTAGGTGCCCGGACTTGGGTAGAGACACTCATCCACGAGTTTGCACATCTTACTCAATGGAAAGATAACGCAGAATGTTGGTTGGCCGGCACTCTGGATGATGGATCGGACGCTGGCAGTTTTGTTGATTATTGGTATGCGGGTCACGTTGAACTGAACAAAGAACAACTCGATCGATACTTCGCTGCGTTGATTTGGGTTGAGCATGACGCAGAGATTCGGGCTCTCAAGATGATAAATAAACATAAAATTCCGATTGACGTAAAGATATATGCTCAGAGAGCCAATGCTTATCTTCTTGGATACCACGAGTTCCGCCGTCGCCGGTCGTGGAGTGTGCCAGGAAAAGCGCCGTATCTGTTTGATTCTATTACCCAAGAGATGCCCACTGACTTGAAGACACTTGATTACTACGATATGAAAATCGTGACTTCTAAAATGAAAAAACTATACGATGAATGTTTTGAAGAATAGGGAGAATATCAAATGCTTCTAGAACATAAAAAGACAAGATGCTCCACTTGTGACAAGGTGACGAAGCATCAAGATTTAGGTAATAAACTTCCCAATACTGTTCGATGGAAGTGTGATGAGTGTGGAGCGAGAAACATAATTGAAGTATCAACCCCCGCGAGTGATAAAGAGTTTCTAACTGAATAGGAGTATATAATGGCAGGAGTGAAAACGACCCGGCTGGGTTCTGGTGGCCAGGCGAGATTTTACTATGAACGTAATACGGACAATAAGCTAACCCATGTCCTCATTGTTGATAATGGAAAACGCTCTTGGAGTTGGGCAGTTCGTGAAGGTGATGATTATCGTTATATTGATGCCAAGGATTATGAACTACGATGATCCTTGGGCTTGAAATGTGGATTCTTGATGTGCTTGGTCACATTGGATATATGTTTCTTGCCTTTGGTATGTATCTGCTTGCCCGAAAGAATATGTTCGGGTGGGTATGTCGTGGTGTCGGAGAGTTAGTGTGGCTCTTCATTGGCATCGAAATGCAAATGTCGTCCATATGGTTCTGGGGGTTCATGTTCCTGGCACTTGAAATATATGGATTTTTATCTTGGAAAAAGTTGAGAAACTGACTATATATATTACTAGTAGTTTCCAAATATAGGAGAGATTGAAATGAGTAGTGAAGTGATTGAAACCGAAGTGATTGAAACCGAAGTGATTGATGACGTTAGTGATGACGCGAGTGAAGCTGAAGTGAGTGACATTGACCCTGATGTATGGGATCAGGTACTTTCGCAGGATACTGAAGTGGCAACGAAGGTGTGGGTTTGTACCTATTCGTTCCCGGTCAATGTCGATAATGAAGGCAATGATCTTCCTGATGGTGAAGTTGCCAGAGCGGGTGAGACATTTGCAGCTATATCAAAGTCAAACGCACTCACTCGACTTTTCAATGTAATCATGTCAGTTGATGCGAGCGTAACAGGATTTGAATTGGATATTGATGAAGAGAAGGAAGACTGGCAGATCAATGTGGTCAAACAATTCTTCACTCGTGAGAATGTTAACTTGAGTCTGACGCTTGTCGATGTGATTTAATGGGATCATCCAAGAAATCTTGGGGCCCGCCAGCAATCAAACTCGGTCGAGGAAAAGCCCGGCAGGATACTATCACGGCAATTTTTCGTATGATTGATGAGGGTCGGCTAGCCGCAGATATGCTTGATGATTCGGCGTTAATCGAAGTTGTCAATCTCCTAACACCACAATACGCAGAGTACGGAATCCGACGAGAAGAACATCATCGTATGGTATATGAAGTCTGGGACAAAATAAAGGCGTGGTTGGAAGGTGAAGATTGATGCCCAATTACGAGTATTCGTGTAAGGGGTGTGATAACACATTCACTGAGATGAGTCGCGTTGATGATCGCGAAGCACCTTGCAAGAAACCATGTAGTGAGTGTGGCGAAGAAGTTCACCTGTTGATTTCAAAAACTAACTTTATCCTCAAGGGCAAAGGTTGGTACAAGGATGGATATTAATGCCCATATATGATTATGAATGTAAGGGATGTGGTGACACATTCACCGAGATGTCCAAAATCGTGGATCGACTTGCTCCGTGTGAGCAGCCATGTAATGAGTGCGACGGAGAGATCAAGCAGTTGATTAACATGCCGATGATTGTTGATCCGGTTCGATTGGGTGTGGTGAAACCATCATCTGAGTTTAACGATGTGTTGACGCAGATTCACGAAAGCACTTCTGGTTCCAAGCTCGGAGAAAAGCTACAGGGATCGCGCCCCGAGAACACGGGGGCGTCGAATGCCAAGGCTCAGAAAGCAGCTCGGAAGTTTATTGCTAAAGCAGCCAAGGGTGATTCTAAATGAAGTTTGTTCATAAGCCAATGAAAGAGTTGTCAGTTCATGAGGGAATCAAATGTGAGTATTCCACTGGATCGAGGAGATACATTGTCGATCATGATGGAGAAACAAAACACTATCCTTCGGTTACGACTGTTCTAGCAAATGATCCCGAGAAAAATAAGTCTCTAGCTGCATGGCGAAAGCGTGTTGGTACTGATGAAGCTAATCGGATTTCCAAGAATGCCACAACTCGCGGCGAGATGGTTCATCAAATGTGCGAAGATCATATCAATAACTGCAAGGATTACTTGTCGTATCGACATGATGCGAATGCGATGTTTCTTGACTTAAAGCCAAAACTTGATGCTAATGTTGGGTATGTTGTAGCCCAGGAAGTTCCGCTGGTATCGCATGTGCTTCGCCTTGCTGGTCGCGTTGATTTGATCGCAGAGTGGGATGGTGAGTTGGCAATCATCGACTTCAAGACTTCAAGCAGACCGAAGAAAGAAGAGTGGATCAAGGACTACTATAAACAGATCGCGGCGTATGCTGCTATGGTATATGAGATGACTGATATTATCATAACAAAGGGTGTTATTCCTATCACAGTTGAGCATGACAGCCCACAGATATTCATCTTTAATCCGTGGGATCACATTCGTGCGCTCCACGCTGATGTTGAACGATACGAGGATATGTTTGTATGAGAGGGTATGCTGCTTGGTGGACACTTTGTTTTGGGTTCTTCTTTGGATGGTGTTCTGTTCAGTTCGCTGCGGGGTGGAAGTTAGAAATCGCTCTGGTCGATCCTCCATCTGAGCTTGAACTTATTATTCAAGGTGCGTTGATTGATGAGATGTTCAGCTATCCAACCGATCATGGGTATGATGATGAGTATTACCCAGACGAGGAAATCGAGATACACTGTCTTCAAGAAGCCATTTACTATGAAGCTGGCAATCAGCGTCGTGTAGGAAAGCGCGCGGTCGCTGAAGTGATTCGCAATCGCGTAATTTCTGCTCGGTTTCCTGACACCTACTGCGAGGTAGTGAGTCAACCTAATCAGTTCTCTTTCACATTATTCGAAAACGATTACAATCTCGACCGCCGAGCGTGGCAAGATTCGGGGGATATCTCTGTGGATGTGTTCTATAAGGATGACACTGAACTCGATGCTATGTGGTATCATGCTGATTATATTTCTACTCCTGGCTGGGCTACTCGGCTAAATCGAGTTAGTCACATTGGCCAGCATATTTTTTACGAGGAACTCTAATGTTGAACCTGAAAGAAGATGTAGTCAATCGAAATCATTTTTCCAAGATGGTAGAAGACCACATCAAAAAATGCCCTATGCCTTACATGGATGCCATTCTTATTTGCGCTGGGAAGTGCGGCATCGAACCAGAGATGGTGTCACGGCTAGTGAGCCCCACCATTAAAGACAAGTTAGAATCTGAAGCTACAGACCTGCGATTGCTGAAGGTAGGATCGCAACTGCCGCTTTAGTTGCCAATTTCACAGAGGTACTTGACTTCTGCTGAAAATCGTGTATAATATACACAATAGGAAATGCTACGAATGTGGGTTTCCATGAACACCAACTCGCTTAACAAAGGAGATGTAACAATGGCAAATTATTTTAGACCTGATTTTGTTGGATTTGATCGGCTTTTCACCTTGCTCGATCAGGCTGCGCCAAAAAGATCTATTTCAAATACAGCATTCCCAGCATATAACGTGGTTAGATCTGGTGATAATGAATATCGCGTTGATCTTGCTCTTGCTGGATATGTAGAGGAGGAATTAGATGTATCAGCCGAGCCCGGCATTCTTACTGTAGAATCTAACCGGGATGTCACCGACGCAACCGACGAAGGTGGAATCATTCTACACAAGGGAATTGCTGAACGCAATTTCCGACGACAATTTACATTAATGGATAATATAGAGGTAACGGGAGCAAACTTTGTGAACGGCATCCTTTCCGTTTATCTTGTGAACGTTGTTCCCGAGAAGGAGCAGCGCCGCAAGGTCGTAATTGGATCTGGTGATGCACGCGGAGTCTTTAATAAGGCCAAAGAATTGCTCACTGAATAGAATATTAGTATAACTTAGTAGATAAGGAAAGTCCCCACCCTTCGGGGTGGGGCATCTTATATGAATGCAATCGAAACCTATCAGATGTTCCGGGCCCTTCAGTTACATTTCAAGGGAACTAACTATGACTATGTGAAGTACCAAGGTAAGGTACGAGTTGATCCCGACAAGTTCAGCACCCGGCGAGATCGATTTCACTACGAAAAGATTCTACGCAAGCATCAGGGTAAGCGCGAAGACATTGAACAGTTCTTCGTCGCGAATCTACACGATAACCCTGGCGTATGGGTCGGGACACTAACTACCCCCGAAGCAACGAAGCTATACAAGGAATGGCAATCCTATCAGGAGAGCATTTCATATCACTTCAAGACAGAGATGGAACAACTAGCGGATGATATGCCCGAGGGAATGTCACATAACGAGATGATCATTACTCGCGGAGACCATCCATATCTGCTTGAAAAGTTTTACGAGGGCATTGTGAGCCCTTGCTCGCTGATTCAAATGAATCTGGTGATGAAGTTCTTTCCCCTATGGGATCGAACGATCGATGATGGAATCCTTTGGCCTGACACTCGTGTTAAGCTAAACAAACTTGCCCCTTTCGTCAATGCCAATTTGGAGAAGACGAAACTGGCATTGGTCAATGCGTTTTCATCGACTAAATAGTAGCGTGGACATTCCACAATACAACGTAATACAACGAAATATAGGAGAATACAACAATGGGTTTTGCAGACCTCAAGAAGAACAGTAACATTGATCGCCTCTCACAGGCAATGGATAACCTCGATAAGAAGAAGAGTTTCAGCAATGGCGATGATCGTCAGTGGAAGCTCACGGTCGATAAGGCAGGAACGGGACACGCTGTTATTCGGTTTCTCCCGGCCCCCGACGGCGAGGATCTTCCGTTCGTTCGTATCTGGGATCATGGATTCCAAGGACCGGGTGGGTGGTACATCGAGAAGTCGCTGACGACTCTTGAGCAGAAAGATCCCGTATCCGAATACAACAGCAAGTTGTGGAATGCGGGAGATCAGGACGAAGCGCGAAAGCAGAAGCGCCGACTCAGCTATCACTCCAACATTCTTGTTGTTGATGATCCGGCTAACCCGGACAACAACGGCAAGACCTTCCTCTTCAAGTATGGGAAGAAGATCTTCGACAAGGTTCAGTCGGCGATCAACCCGGAGTTTTCGACAGACGAAGCCTTCGATCCATTCAACCTTTGGTCCGGTGCTAACTTCAAGCTGCGAGCAAAGAAGGTTGCTGGATATCGTAACTATGACTCGTCCGAGTTTGCTGCGCCAAGTGAAGTTGGTGCAGATGACGCAGAACGTGAAGCGGTTTGGAACAATGAATATTCGCTTCAGTCTCTCGTCGCGCCAAACGAGTTTAAGTCATATGACGAACTCAAGGCTCGACTGAATCAGGTGCTTGCGCTTGATGTTGCTGATGCTGCTCCCACAGCAGTGGCCTCGAGGCTTGTGGTTGCGGAATCTCCGTCACTTCCGACGGCGGAACAGTCGCTTGGTAATAGCGACGAGGCCGATGATGGTCTTGACTTCTTTGGAGACTTGCTCAAAGAGTAAAGGTATAGTCAGCAGATTCAAATTTGAATCTTGAATCGAACCCCCTCTCACTCTTTGGTGAGGGGGGGTTTTCTTTTTACGCACTAAATAGTTGTATGGCATACCGTGGTAAATGGCAACCAAATAATAAGGCTAAATATGAAGGTAATCCTACAAAGATTATCTTCCGTTCTCTATGGGAACGCGCAGCTTTTAAATGGTGCGATGACAATAAGAATATACAATCTTGGAGTAGCGAAGAGATTGTGATACCATACAAAGGCATCGATGGTCGGTTCCATCGTTACTATATGGATCTGAAGATCACTTGGAATGACGGAACGACTACACTAGTAGAGATCAAACCGGAGAAGCAGACAAAGCCTCCGAAGAAGCCGAAACGACAAACAAAGCGATATATCACAGAAGTCAAGACATTCGCTACAAACTCATCAAAGTGGATTGCCGCGAAGGATTATGCTGAGTGTCGCGGTTGGAAATTTGAGATATGGACGGAAAAACAACTCCGAAGTCTCGGAATGAAAATCTATAGGTAAATAAATGGCACAAATTGTATTCGCAAAGATTTTAAGTGACGCTCAGCGGGCGGGGGTGATGCAGAAGTCTCTCGCCTCGGCCAATCGGTGGTTTTATGGTAAGTTGCAATCATTTCGTCGCGTCATACGCATTCCTGATCAGGGACTAGAAACTAACAGAGATGCACAAGCAGCTCCGAAGATTAAAATGGAGATGGTGGGCAATCTCTATTTCTTTAGTTATGACCCACTGAACGCTAAAACTATGCCATACTATGATAGATTTCCTCTTGTGATGCCGTTTGAGACGACTAATGATGGTATTATCGGTATCAACTTTCATTATTTACATCCAATTCATCGAGCAATTCTGATGGATCGCATTTTGGAGTCGTTTGAGAATGAAAATGACAAACGTCGGGTGCTAAATCGTACTAGATTTTCATATGAAATGCTAGAAGCTATGGGTGCGCGTTATAAATACTATAAACCCGCCATCAAGAGATATAAGTTTCGACAAATGCGATCAAGAATGTTGATGTTGGATGAGGAAGAGTGGAAAACATCAATATTTCTTCCAGTCCATCGATTTGTTGGGGCAAAAGATGCGCAGGTATGGTCTGACAGCAGAAAGCAGTACAATAAGGGGTAACGAATGCCATTCGGAATCGATCAATTTAAGGCAGAGATCAATAGACGCCGTGGTATAGCAAGAGCATCCAACTTTCGTATGTTGATGACAGGAGGTGTCCTCAAAAACTCAAGTGCCAGGGCCCTCGCTCTACTGCTTAACTCTGCTCAGATCCCCGGACGGGCCCTTCAGACGATTGATGTCGCTACACACGGTCCCGTGCGGAAACAGCCATATGGGATAAGCAATTACGACGATCTAGTGGTAAATGTTTATTGTACGAACGAGAACCTATTTCCTCGCGATATGTTTCAGGAATGGCAAGAGATAATTTCCAACTCAAATAATCATAACGTAAACTATTTTGATCAATATGTTTGTGATATTGAATTGGAATCTTATGATGAAGCGGGGGATGTTAATTTTTCTTGTCGATTTCAGGATGCATATCCAATATTCGTGGCACCCCTTCAGGTTGATTGGTCGGCGGGCCAGCAGATACTAAATCTGAATGTGTCGTTTTCATATCGTAAGTGGCAGATGTTGCCGATCGGCGGGAAGCCATTCGGTAACAACCTCAATGTCAACTCACTCTATCCTAATTTTGATCTGGGTGGATTTGTGGATAACAATGCAGTTGGAATTGTTGATCGAGCGAGCGGCCAACTCTTTAGTAAAATCAAGACTGGTGGACGATTTTTAAGCAACTTATAAGACGGAGTATAATATGAGCCTACCTAGAATTAAACAACCATTATATAGAATGACAATTCCATCGACAGGAGAGGAGATTCAATATAGATCTTTTTTGGTAAAGGAGGAGAAGATTCTCGTATTGGGGATGGAGTCAGGAGAAACTGTAGACGTTACAGATGCAATCACTCAGGTCATCAATAACTGCATTGTAACCGAAGGCGTTTCTGTTGATCGACTAGCATCCTTTGATGTTGAGTGGATATTTCTGAACCTGCGACTTCGTAGTGTTTCTGATGTAATGGACTTGAAAAGTCAATGTTCGAAGTGTGAATCGTCTTTTGAGTTCCAAGTAGATCTGAAAGATATTCCACCACCAAAACCGACGACGGCTTCAAATAAGATTCAATTCACAGAGGATATTGGTATTGTTTTGAAGTACCCGACCCTCAATAGTGCTTCTGGTGTCATGACGGATAATAGTATTGACTCAGCGTTCTCTATCATTGCTTCCTGTATTGATAAGATATATGATAAAGATGCTGTATATGACAGCAAAGATCACGATAAGCAAGAACTTGTTGATTGGGTGCTTGAGTTGTCTCAGCCCTCGTTTGCTATGATTGAGAAGTTCTTTGAAGACTTACCAGCAGTTAGATATGAGAAAGACATACCTTGCCCATCTTGTTCGGAATCAAACAAAATTATACTGGAGGGGCTCGATAGTTTTTTAGGCTAATCATGGCATACCAAAGTACAGTGAACTACTATAGACTGAATTTTGCCATGATTCAGATACATAAGTATAGTCTAACCGAGATCGAGAATATGGTTCCATTTGAGAGAGACTTGTACGTTGAACTTCTGCTGCAACATTTGGAGCAACAGAAAGAAAATAATCAATAGCAGCAAAGAGGATGATTAAATGGAAGATAATAAATCCAACCGGGCTCTAGGCCTTGCTGACAAAGCAGCCACCGGAACGGCCAGGATGGCCAGGGTGGCACAAGGCTGGGGCGAGTTCGGCGCTGAGAAGATTGGTGTTGGGGTCAACAAGGCCGCAGCTCGGTTTGGTGAAACTTCGGGAGATATTAGTATGCCGATTATAACCGGCGCCGCAGAGAGGGCGGCAGGTTTTGCGACTGGATTCGTCGGTAAGGCCTACGAAATGGCGATGGGCGGTGGAGATAAGATGATAGATGTGGTCAAGGGATTGAGGAAGGTCAAGGATAGCACAGATGATGTAATAGAAAATACGGAAGAGACGAACGAAACCCTAAATGCCATGCAGAAGATCATGGAAAATGACAGTCGGGCTGCGAGAGAAGTTGCTAGAGAAAAGAAGGGGAGGAAGGGTGCGCATCTTAGTCTTGTCAAGAATAGTGATGTAGATGGTGATGATGAATCGAAAGGACTGTTCGGCTGGCTCGCGGGCCTGAGCGCGCTTTTGCTCACTAACTTCGGAACCCTCAGCGAAATTGTGGAAGGGATGTTTCGTAATTTGGGTACAAGACTTTCAAAGGCATTAACGCCGTTTCTTGATGATACTCTGAGACCCTTTTTCGATAAGATCGGAAAGAGACTAACTCTGCTTATTGATGATACTCTGAGATTTTTCGATAAGATCGGAAAGAGACTAGCTCCGTTTATTGATGAATGGATCACGCCAATTCGCGAACGAATGGCGAAAGGGATATCTGGTGTATTTGAAACTATCATTAAGAAGTTTCCAATATTGGCAAAGTTTTTTACAGCCGCGGCACCCAAGGCAGCCCCGGCGGCCGCCCCGGCGCTGCTGAAGGCGGTCCCGAAGATCGCCCCGGCTGCC